TCGATCCCCAACATTGCTGGTACGTCGGCGACGACCTGCGCGACGTCGAAGCGGGCCAGGCCGCCGGCATGGTGACCGTGGCTTGCGGCTGGGGCTATTGCGGCGCCATCGATCCGGCTACCTGGGGGGCTGATCTGCTGCTCGATACGCCGCACCACCTGCTCGAGACGCTGCGCGGCGTTGTGTCGGGTGCGCGCGCTGCAGCTACCGCCGTCTGATTGTTTGCAGTATTTGGCCGTGTTTGGCCGTGTTTGGCCGTTGCGCCTGGCGTGACGGCTGGCGGCGCTTTGCTTGTTGCGTGGCCGCGCGTCGGTTAGTTGCAAAAAATCTTCCTATCGTGCGAGGGGGAAGGTTCCGCTTACACATCTTTACGATTGATACAGGGTCCGGCCTATCTATTCACATTGGCCACCGGTAATCTACTCCCATACGACAACGCAACACCTCAGGAGCAGACAACATGGAAGCGATCAAGAGCATCTCCCGTATCCACCCGCTGATGGCAGCAGCGGCCGTATCGGTCATCGTCGTCAGCCTGGCGGGCACGGCCGCGATCACCGGCCTCCTGCCGAGCTCGCACGGCGCCCCTGAGGCAGCAGCGATGCCGACCGCCCAGCTCGGCGCCAACCCGGCGTATCTGGCCGCGATGGCCCCGGTCGCCGCCCCGGTCCTGCAGCAAGGTGCTCAGCCGGTCGCCTACGCCCAGCCGATTCCGGCCGCCTATGCCCAGCCGACACAATTCGCCGCCCAAGCGGCCCCTGCCCCGGCCCCGGTCATCATCAAGGAGACCGTGATCAAGGAAGTGCCGGTCAAGCAGGCGGCGCCGAAACCGCGCGCGGTCCAGCACCACACCACCTACGCCCGCAACGACGCCAACTATGCCCCCGCACCGCGTCCGGCACCGCAGCCGAACTACATCGCCATCGGCACCGGCGCTGTGGTGGGTGGCCTGCTCGGCAACCAGGTCGGCGGCGGCAACGGCCGCAAGCTGGCCACCATCGCCGGCGTCATCGGCGGCGGCATGCTGGGCAACCAGATCGCCAACCAGAACCGCTGAGCTACAGTTCGCCCGGAACGCAGTATTTACACTTAGTGACACTTCCGCTCAGTAAGTTCACTGCATTCCGGTGCGGGTTGGAGTACAATGACTGTTCTTTCGTTGGGGGGCGACCTGGTTTCGACGTGGGTTGCAAAGCAGCGCAGGGCATACCGAGGACTGGTTACCTCGTAAATACATCCAGAAATCAATAACTGCAAACGATAACTCGTACGCACTCGCAGCTTAATTGCTGCTAGCTCTACACTACCTCGCCTCTGGGGTGGGCCGCAAGGCAAGTAGAGTCATTTACAGAGGCTAGGACTCAACCGGGTTACTTGGTTGCTTCCGAAATTTAAGGTAACTCGCTGGTACACAGGGTGCACATCCCCGTTGTGCCGGTTAAATTAAATGATAGTGCTAAGTATGTAGAACTGTCTGTAGAGTGCTTGCGGACGAGGGTTCGATTCCCTCCGCCTCCACCAGTACACTGTTAAGAATCAAGTACTTAGCTACTTGAGGACGTCATAAGTTGGGGTCGTTTAGGGCTGAATTAGCTCGGCAATGCCAACATAATGACAGCATGAATTAGGACGCCCCGGATACCTTCGCGGCGTCCTTTTTCTTTCCGTAGACTGCCTCCGCTCTGCTGCCGGCCTGGTCGTCGGCGTCCGGCATCCAGCGCCCGTAGCGACGGATGATCATTGACCAGTCGGCGTGGCCCATCTGCTGCGCGACCCACATCGGGTGCTCGCCCGAAGACAGCATCATGCTGGCGTACGTGTGGCGGGTCTGGTAGGGGTAGCGGTAGCGCACGCCCGCGCGCTTGAGTGCCCAGGTCCAGAGCGTCTTCCTGATCGGCTGGTCTCCGGTCCACCGCTCCAGCGTCTGCGGATTCTGGAACACCTCATTCCCGGCCAGGTAGGTGTGAGCCTTCTGGGCTGTCAGCGCCTCCAGGGCCATGTCCAGCAGCTTGACCTCGCGCCGGCCTGATGCCGTCTTCGGCGCCTCCGGAGCGTCTGCGTGCTGGGTTTGCGCTTTCGATACCCGCACCACGCCGCGCAAGAAATCGACGTCGCCCCAATCCAGTGCCACCAGCTCCGAAGTGCGCAAGCCGGTCCAGAATGCGAACTGCACCAGGTTCCGGCCCTGCCCTTCCAGCGCCGCCAGGATCGCCGACTGCTCCACCCGGTCGAACGGGTCGATCTCATCCTCGTTCGGCTCTTCCTTTTTCCGATATGTGTAGCCTGCCAGCGGGTTCACCTCGATCAACTCGTCCTCGACGGCTGCCTCGAGCGCGGCGCGCAGCACGCTCTGGATGTTCCCGAGGGTCTTGTTTCCTGCAGGGTAATCCTTCAGCTTGTCGCGCACGTGCTTGCGTTTCAGCTCCGCCAGCTTCAGTTTCCCGAACCACGGATCGAGCTTGCCGATCACGATCTTGCGGTAGGTGTCGTAGGTGCTAGCTTTGCGCTCCACCTTCTGCTCGTCCAGCCACGCGTCGAGGAAGTCGCCGACCGTCTTCAGCTCGCCCGGCGTCGCCGTTGCGGCTTCGAACCGGGCCGCGATCTTCGAGTCCGGGAACGAAGCCCGGTAATCGAAGTTGCCGGCGGCGATCGCGTGCAGGATCGCCGCGCGGTGCTGCTCCGCCCGCTTCAGATTAGCGGCGGTGGGCTTGAGGGGAACCCTTTCCCGGCAGCGGACGCCACGGTACATGAAACTGATTTCGATGCTGCTTTCCGACGCAGCTTTAATACCCCGCCCGTCTCTACCCATTCGTCATACCCTTCCTTATTGATCAGGATCCGGCCATCCGGAGCCTTTTTCCATTCGCGATCCTCCCGCCAGATGCCGTCTCGGATCTTCGTGCGGATGGCGTCTTCCGTGTAGCCGGACTCTTCGGCAAATTTCGAAATTGTCACATAGCGCATCATCCCTCCCTATTCCATCCCCGATTCCGGATACCGACGGCGCTCCTCGCGCGGCGGCACATCGTCGGCGCCCGGGCGAATCGTTCCGCGCACGCGCAGCAGCGGCGCAGCGCGCCCGCGCCGGTCGTAGCATGGCCGGCGTCGATCGCTGATCGCGTCGTAGAACTGCTTCTGGCCTTGGCGGCGGTCTTGGCCACGTTCGATCAGCATGCTGCACCTCGCGCGATGTCGCGGAGATCGCCGGCCGTGTTCTCGCAGTCCACGCCTTCGAGGATGTCGGCCGCGAACAGCAGCTTGTTGATCTGCTGGGGCGTGAGCGCTGCCGGCGCCGGCAGCTCTCCGGAATTTCCGGATACCTCAAGCGGCGCGATCTCCAGCAGCCTTGCCACCTCGGCCGCCGTCCCGATCGCGATAAAGCGCTCGGTGCCCGGGATGGGGATCACGTTCGCGGCCGTCTTCGTGCACTGCTGGTGGCCGATCGCCGCTGCGATCAGGCGGATTTTCGTGTGCTCGCATAGGGTGTCGTTAGTTTTTTCCATATCGTGCTTTCGGTAGAGGTTCCGGCGCTGGGCCGTGCTCGATCGTGCTGTAGACGCTTTCAAATCCGAGGTATGGCTGCAGCTCGCCGGGCCGCTCGGCGCCGAAGTAGATGTTCTTCACCAGCGCGCGGCCGTTGTGCGCCAGGTTGAAAAGCACATGCCCCATGCAGCAGCCAATCTTATGGCGCTCTCGGATGTCGGCGAAGTCACTCCAGCCCAGCCACTGGCCCACGCGCTCGTTCAACCTGGCCACCAGCTCGTCCATCACCGGCGCAGAGAATCCGCGCTCCCATGCGTCTTGGACGTCCGGCGGACCGTATTTCAGTGGCCGGTTTGGGTTTCGCGTCGGCTTCGGCTCGTCGAACAGTCCGAGCTGGTTCACGATGCAGCTCCCCGCGCCGGCCCGAACAGCGCCGCGACCAGCGGATCCCGCTGCATGCCGATCTGGCGCGCCGGCACGATCCACGCGCGCGACGGCTCGACCTCCTCCAGCTCTTCGGCTGTCGCTTCCTGCAGCGGCGCGCGGCCGGCTGCCCACATCTCGGGCTGGCGGCCACCCTGCATGACAGTCCGGTGCGCCTCGCCCATCTCGTCCAAGTAGCACATGTACCGATATACCGTGGGGCGCTTCAGGCCCAGCTGCCCTGCGATGTCCGCCACGGCCATCTGGCGCTCGGCCAGCAGTGCGCGGATCCGCTCGAGCACCTGCTCGCGGAGGGCGATCATTTCGGCGGCGGAAGGGCGCGATTCGCTGGCCGCCGGTCGTGCGCGTTTCTTCGTAGAGGTATTCATTTCGATTCCTCAGTGTGGTCATTGCCTGCGCCGTGCTGGTACTGCGGGCACGCGCGCGCCACCTCACCACGCCGGTTCGCCAGCGGCAGGCATGGCAAGCGGTACACCATGCGGAAGGCGCCGCCGCCGGCCAAGCTCAGGTAGTTGATGCCCTGGGCGCAGCGGTCCTCGCCAACGTGGGTGAAGTGGGCGCAGGTCATGTCAGGCAGCCTTGCGCATGTTGTCCGGGAACAGGTCGTCGGCGGTCTTCGCCTCCGGCGGCGTCAGCGTCAGCTCGATGTCGCGCTGGATGAACTCGCACAGCTTGCCGACGTCATCGGCGTCCGCGTGCACGGTCATGCGGAAGGTGATCGCGACCGACCCACCGTTCTGGGGCTCGAAACAGAAGTGGTCGATCTTCACCTCCTCGAGCACGATGTTGCTGTCGCCGCCCAGGCCGTAGTCCACCTCGGCGGTGTAGCCCGCCGCTTCCCAATCCCACTTGATGGTGCCCATCTTCGGGTAGCGCAGCTGAGTGAGGCTTTCGCCTTCCGTCACTTGGTCGACCAGGTCGGGATTCTCGTCCTTCTTGAAGAGGTGCTGGCGCAGCTCATGGTGAAAGTGGATCAGCGCCGTGCTCGGGCACATGGCTTCGATCTTCAGGTCGAGCGCGGGCTTCGTGTCTTCGCCGTGCTTCTCCGCGCGCGGGTTGACGTTGGCGAGTTTTACGGTCTGGTTGAGGTCGAACATTGGTTACATCTCCTGGTCCTGGTTGGAGTGGTTGGTGGGGTGCTGCTGGTATTTCAGATAGGCTTTCCGGATCCGCTCGTTCCAGCGCTGCTCGGCGGCCGGGTCACGGTCCAGCTCGGCGCGGGAGCCGACTTCGCACAGCTCCTTCACCCGGCGCGCGGCGGCCTGTTCGCCGTCGACGCCGAGGAAGCCCTGGAAATCGCGCTCCTTGCAACGCAGGACGGTCCAACGGCAGGCGGTCTGGCCGGCCATCGGATCAATCTCCGACCAGCTCGACGCGGCGCTGCTTGTACAGCTCGGTCAGCTTGGCCTGGTCCGTTGCGTCCGGCACGTCGCGGATCTCGTCCGCCATGACGTCCAGCGCCTCGACGTCGTTGCATGCGGTAATGCGCTTGAACATCCCGTCGTAGATGCCATTGCCGCTCGATTGTTGGCCGGCCTGCTGCTGCGCTCCCTGCTGCACATGGCCGGCCGCCAGCGGCGTTGAATCGCCGTCCAGTTCAAGCGGCGGCTCGACCTCGGTGAAGTTGCCGTCGATGATTGCGCTGTTCTGCTGGCTGACGCCTGCTTCGGCCTGCTCATCCAGGCTCACCGCCTGCTGGATCTCGATCGACACCGGCAGGAACTTGAACAGGCGGCGGACGACCGTCTTGAGGGCCATGGCGGCGTAATCGGTCACCCAGGGGCCGTTGTCGGCCGACTTGCTCCGCGCGCGGATGCCGTCCACCTCGGCGCGGGACATCACATCGAACTGGATGCCACCGTCCTTCAGCTTCGCCACGGCGTACACGAAGCGCAGCTTGTCCGGCATGGAGCGGTTTGGGTTTTGCCAGTCCGGCGTATGGGTCAGCTTCGATTCCAGGCCCAGCGAGCAGTCGAATTCGTCGCCCTCGTACACGGCGCGCGCCTCGATGCTCACGATCTGGCCGCTGCGGCGCGCCAGGTCGATCATGCCGCGATAGCCGATGATGACCTGGGCTTCGGTGCTGACGGTCTGCCAGTGGCCGTTCACCTTCTGGCGTTTGTCGAACGGCAGGATGTAAGCGTGACCCAGGGCGTTGCCCGGTTCCAGGCCCAGCTGCGCGCACTGGATCACGGCGCCTAGGAACGACATCGGGTCGCACTGGGCCAGCTTCGGCACCTTGCGCATTTCGGTGGTGGCGATGCGTGCCATGCGCTCAGCGGTCATGTGGCGCGGCAGCGCGACCTTGAGCTGGGACTGAACAGCCGGGCTGGCCATCAGCTGCGCCAGGTCTTTCGGCTTCTCGGTCTTGGTCTGCTGGCCGGTGGCGATGGCCTTCAGTTGCGAGGTGGTCATTTATGCGTTCTCCTTCAGTTTGGCCAGTCGGAAGTCGACATAGCGGGTAGCGTCGTAGTGGACGGTGTAGGCCTTCTTGCTGACGACCTTGCGGGTGAATGCCATGCCGTCGTTGAACTTGATCGCGCTGGCGTTGCCCATCTCGGCCAGCAGGTGGGCCTTGGCGCCGGCCAGGATCCCCTCGTAGTGGTCGCGCATCTCGGAGGCCGTACTCATCACCGCGCGCCAGTGCTCATGCATCGGGGTGGCGTCGATCACCGTGCCGTCGGTGCCCGGGTACAGGCGCTTCAGCGTCTCGATGATGTCCCTGTGCTCGTAGTCGAGCGGCGGCTGCACCTGGGGAAGCACGTACCGGGTCCAGAATTCGGCGGCACGGGTACGCATTGCCTCGATCAACTCGTTGTCGCGCTCGACCACGTAGGGCTTGAGGTCGTCGCCAATCAGGGCAAATGCACGGCAACGGCGCGCCGACCTGATGCCCATGCCGTGCTGGATCTGCGCCAGGTAGTGCAGCGGCAGTTGGTCGGTTCCGTTGACGCCCCACTCCTTCGCCTTGAATGGGTGGACGGTCTTGATCTCGCCGTTCTCGATCAAGCCAGTTTCGGGATCGCGGTATTCGAAGTCGATTTCGGCGGCCAGGTAGGGCAGCTCAGGGTCGATGTAACGCTGGTTCGCCGCAACGATCTCCAGGCCGTGCTCCTCGCGGATCATGTCGAGGATGTACGGTTCCATGCGGGAGCCGCGGCGCTTGGCGCCGGCATTCTGGCCGTTCTCGACGCGCGGCTTGATCTTGTCCAGCCACAAGTCGACCACGTTGCGCCAAGGGCTCACGCCCAGGATGGCGGCGATGTCGCTGCCGCCGATGTACTTGGTGCGGTCGTGGGTGCTGGGGTCGACGATTGCGTTCATGGTCAGAATCCCTTCAGATAGGTGCGCAGAGCGCGCTCGATCGCCTTGCGCGGGCCGAAGCCCACGCGCAAAGCCAGGCGGTACTGCTGGCGGATGTGGCGAATCACAGCTCGAACTCCGCGTCGACAACGTCATCGTCCGCCGGTGCGGCCGCCGGCGCCGGGAGCGCGGCCGGAGCCTCGCGCATCTGCTGTTCCATGTCCTCGCGATCCGCTTTCTCGCGTTTGATCCGGTCCCGCACCTCGGCAACGGTCTCGTGCGGGTTGAACTTGTGAGTCGGGACGAACTTCAGTTCAGGCATCGCGGGGTCGCCCGCCAGGAAGTGCGTGCACGGCGTGTCGTCACGCAGGCTCCAGTTTTCCTCTTCGACCTGGACGGCGCCAGACATCAGGGCCATCATCTGCAGCGCGGTTTGTGCGTCTTCGAAAGCGAAGCTGTTGTAGCCGATCTTGATCACGGCGATGTTCGGGTTACGGGTCATGGTCTTCTCCTTGTCGATGTTGGGTTACCAGGTGCTGATCTGGTTGTGCTGCGCCTTGAGCTCCACCGTCCGGCGGCGCTCGCGCAGCTCGAACGGCACGACCTGGGCGCGCAGGTTCATAAAGTGGTTGGCGCGGTCCTCGGCGCGGCGCAGTTGGCGGCCGGTCCACCACAGGGCGGCCGGCTTGGCGAGCTTGCGCACCAGGCGGCGGGCGATGCGGGCGGCGATCATGCGGCACCTCGGGCGGCGATCATGGCGTCGGCATGGATGTAGCGCAGGCGCGCGCCGACTTCTGCCCAGAACTGTATCGACGCGACCGGGTCGACGGCGTAATCCGGCATCTTGCGACCAAGGAGCGTCTCAGCGGCTTTGACGCTCAGCTCGGGATCGATCACGGTGTGCGTGGCGAAGTAGTCGCGCAGCGTCATGCCCTGCTGGGCCTGGGCGCGCACCTCGGTGTAGACGCGGTCACGCTCGGCCGAATCCTCGATGCCGCTGATGGCTGCGGCCGCGATGGCGTGCGCCGTTTGTACGTCGCTGCTCGGGAAGGCCTGGCCGCCCGTCTTCTTCAGTTCCATCCTGCTGCTCCTCGTTCTAGTTGGTATTGGTGGCGCCGGCCGCGGTGGCCTTGCCGTGCTGGTAGATCAGCCACATCGCCGCCAGGCCGCTGTGCTGGGTCAGCTCGCGGCCGGCCCACTGCTCCAGGCCTGCGCGCTCGATCGCCGCGTCGCAGTGCGGGCAGTCGAGGAAGCCGTCGATGTCTTTGCTCAGGCTGCCGGTGTCGTTGCAGTGTTCGCACATGGTCAGAACCCCTCCCCCGGATCTTGGCCGTGACAGCTGGTCGATTCGTACAGTGCCTGCTGGTGATCGCGTTCGCGCTGCTCGTCTTTCGACAGGTGCTCGCCGTTCTGGTAGGCGCGGTGCTGGCCGGTGCGTTTCTCCTGCTCGCTGGCCTTGCACGACTTGGAGCAGAACTTGGCCCAGCCGCGGTTCACGTCAGCGGCACGCGCCTGGAAGGGCTTCTTGCACCACTTGCAGCTGCGGTCGACCATGCGCGGCATTGGTACTCGCTTCTTTTCTTGGCTCATCGCGTGGTTTCCGATCAGTGCAGCGCCCGGGCCAGCTCGGCCTGCGCGATGCGGTTGTCGTTGCGGGATTCGGCGCGCGCTTTCTCCATGAACTCCACCGAGCGGATTGCATCGGCCTCGGCGGCGTCGCGCATCGCCTTCGCGGCCAGCACGCTGAAGCGGACCTCGGCACCGGCCGGATCCGTCACGGCCTGGATGAAGATCGCCGCGGCGTCGCTCTCGCTCAGCCGATCCAGCACGACGTTGTGCAGGTCGCTGATGGCGCGCTGCTCCTTGGCCAGCAGACGGCGGGACCAGTCGCGCACCAGGCGCTCGGTCAGGTCCGCGATCAGGGCGTCGCGGTCTTCTTCGGTGGGGTGGCGGTCCATCGTGCTCTCCATTCGTCGGCTCGGCGGGTGCTGAGCTCGGTTGCGATGGAGAGAACTATACGATTACGTATTGCTAAAGTCAATGCGAAAACGCATAGTTTTTTTCGCGTGGCTAATACGTATGGGTATCAAGCGGGGGGGGTGTAGGGGGATGGGACGCAAAAAAACCCGCTCAGGGCGGGTTAGCTTTACTGCAAGTGCCGCTCTAGAATTTTTTCTTGTGGAACACGCATTCACCCCTGATGATCGATACCACTTCCAGCATACTTTTCCCAGCATGGGGATGTGCGGAGAATACCAGGACGCCCTGGCCTGAAAATTTATTCACATCTAATGCAACTTCTGGCCATCTTTCGCGCGGCTCGGCGTTGGGCCGCCAAGTTAACCGCAATTCCTTTGTTGAGTCTTTTAATTTCGCTTCTCTGAAGTCCCGATCTGTACTTGGCGGATCGATTACGGTAGCTGGGTCGCCGTCGATGACAAAATCAACACCACGAAAGGTGACGCTATCAATAAGCGCATCCATCTGCGGATCCCTGCCACCTCTCTTTGTTCTATCAAATTTGCACGACACCATCACGGGAGCCGCTACAGCAACCGGTACAACTGTGGCGAACATTAATGTCGCAAACCAATTTTTCATGTGTTTTGCCATGTTATATCGCTCTCAAAATGGTATTTCTGGTTCGCCCGGCAATTCAAACTCGCGCCAGACTAAATCTTCGTCCGTCACCAGATCCTCTGCTATTTGCGACCCGTAACTGTTGAAAGTGCCTGCGGCGTTCCAGCTGACCAACACAACTGCCAGCATGAAATGTCGCTCGAGCTTGCTCAGCAGTTCCGCCGACTCTGCATCCGATAGATCTGGCGAGTCTGGCTGGACAGCGAACATTGACGGGGTCGTAGGCACGATCGTGTAGAACATCAGGCGGCTTCCCCATCAAGCGCCAAACTCAGCTCGGCCCACTCAAGGTCTCGGGCTTCGAGCAGTGCATACAGATATGGCTCTGCTTCGAAATCGGCATGTGCGCGTGCGCCGGCCCATAGCGCATCATCTGGCACCACAAGCATTACAGGAAGCGACAATTCGTCTGCAACACGGCGGATCAGTTGGTCCCTTCTGGGCGCAATTAGGTCTCGCCGCTCAACCAAGACTGCAACAACCCGATTCTCTCCACTCCGTACAACTGAATACCGAATCACAACGCCTCACTGTGTTTCAAAACCGCTTGCCCGACAATAATGCACTCCCCATCCTTGCATTGGCGCCTGTAGAACTGCGGATCCGGATTATCCGAACTCAGCCACCATTGCCCAGCATCTCTGGTCAGGCGCTTAATTACCGGTTCCCCGTCAAAATTAATCGCGAAAATCTTTTCGTCCCGCGGTTCCGTTTGCCCTGTGTATATCAGCACCCAGTCACCATCAAAAAGCGTTTTCTCCATACTGCGACCACCGACGCGTACCCATAAAAGCAGCTTCGGGTCATACCCGTGGCGCTCCGCCCATTCGCGAGAAACGGTCATGGTTGACCCATCGAACCGCTCAGGCTCGATTTCGAAACCCGATATCCCAGCTGCCAGGCGCAGTCGCACTTTGGGTACACGGACCACGCGCGGGTCATCGGCCCCAACAACCTCGGCCGACCTGAAGGTGGCATTAGAGTCGACCGGAGATTTGCCCGGACTTTGAGTTGTTAAGTCACGATCGCGCAAGTCGGACACAGACACGCCAAAGAAGATGGCCAACGGCTCCAGCGTCTTCGTGCGCGGATCGTTGCTCTCGCCGGTAAGAATGCGATGAATGGTCGGCTGCGGCACGCCAGTAGCGCGCTGTAGCTCGTAGGGGTTGGTCTTCCTCTGGGCCATCAGCCATTCGAGGTTCTTTTTGACAAGGGATTCAGTGTTGCTCATCCCACAAATATGCGTTAACGCATACATTCACGCAATCCTTTATGCGATTCCGCATTGACAGTGATACGCTTTCGTATAGAATGACCGGAAACAACTAACCCTTCCCGACCATGACCCTTCGTACAGCACAAGAGGCCTGCCAGTTTCTGGTGACGCACAAACGATCCCAGGCGGCTATCGCCGTCCGGGCCGGCGTCACGCAACCCACCATCAGCCGCATCCTTGCGGGCGAACACGACCCGAAGGGCACGACCCTTATCAAGCTGAACAAATTTGCCGACGAGGTCGAAGCTGAGGTTGCCACTCAGGCCCAGGTCGAGACGGAATCGAAGTCCGAATCCCAGCCGCAGTAACCCCTGCGGTTTTTTCGCGCCCAAAAAGTTGCGCACAGGCAGTTGCCCTTAGCACCTTGCACCAGCACCACCCGTCGGCCCACCAGGCCGCCCATCCTGAACCACCGCCGCATAGGAGAAGCCCCATGAAAGACCCCCGCACCATCGTAGTGAAAACGCTGTTCAACGCCGACGAGTTTGTTGCATTCAGCGCGCAGTGCCAGGCCGACGACGTCCCGCAGAGCAAGAAGCTCCGCGACCTCGCCCGGGGCTGGCTTGCTGAGCGCAATGGTAAGGCTCAGCAGCAGCGCCAGAAACGGCCAGGACGTGGCCAGGTGATGGCCATGGTGCTGCCGAGCCGCGCTGTTCGTCCGGCCGCCTACATGCGCAACTGAGGCGCCACATAAGGAACGTACCCATGAAGGACCAAGAGACCAACAAGGCGACGCCGGACGCCAAGATCGCCAGCCAGGCACGAACCTGGCGCCGTGCCGAGAAGCGTGCAATCGGCGAGAAGACCGACCAGGCCAAGCGCGCGCACCATCACGAGCTGCAGAAGCTGCGCGAGGCCGTCGACACGCTCGGAGGCCGCTGATGGATAACATCGTCTCCCGCGACACAATGCGCGCATGCGGCGCTGAGGCTTTCTACGACGGCCGCGGCGTTGACGACCACCACATGAACTGGATGTCGCCGGCCGTCGCTGATTGGAAGGCTGGCTGGTATGAGGCGCAGGCAGAGCAGCAGCAGGATCGGCAGTGGGCCACCGAGCGGCTCGCCCAGGCGCTGGCAGGAGCGAACCCGCCATGACGACCACCACCGACATGCTCGAAGCGCCGGCCCGCCCGGTGCTGCGCTACCACGGCGGCAAGTTCCGCCTGGCGCCGTGGGTCATCAAACATTTCCCCCCTCACCGCTGCTACGTCGAGCCCTTCGGCGGAGCGGCCGGTGTCCTGGTGCAGAAGGATCGCGCCTACGCCGAGGTCTACAACGACTTGGACGGCGACATCGTCAACGTGTTCCGTGTGCTGCGCGATCGCGAGCAGTGCGAACACCTGATCGCCCAGCTGCTGCTCACGCCCTATGCCCGCGACGAATTCGACGCCGCGTACCAACCGACCGACGACCCGATCGAGCGCGCGCGCCGCACGTTGGTCCGTGCTGAGATGGGCTTCGGCTCGGCCGGCGCCACGAAGGGCACCACCGGCTTCCGCGTTGACACCAGGCGCAAGCACGGAACCGCGCAGCAGTTGTGGGCGCGCTTCCCAGAATCTCTCGCTCGAGTATGTGCGCGCCTGTCCGGCGTCATGATCGAGAACCGCCCGGCCCTGAACATCATCGACCAGCACGACGCCGAGGACACGCTGTTCTACGTCGACCCGCCCTATGTGATGGGCACCCGCAACGTCGGCGCGCGCCACGGCCGCTACTACGACTGCGAGCTGACCGATGACGACCACGCCCAGCTGCTCGACAAGCTGCTCGCGGTGAAAGGCATGGTCGTGTTGAGCGGCTACGCCAGCGCCCTGTACCTGGGCGCGCTGCAGGGCTGGGCCATGGCCAGCACCGAGGCCAGGATCTCGGCCGCGCGCGGCACCGCCATGCGCACCGAGTGTCTCTGGATGAACCCGGCCGCCTCGCACGCGCTCAATCGCACAGGCCTGTTTGCGCAGGTGATGCCATGAACTTCTACAAACGCCACATCGGCGACTACATCAAGAAGGCCGGCCACCTGTCGCTGCTCGAGCACGGCATCTACGCCCGCCTGATGGACGTCTACTACACCCGCGAGGCCGGCATCCCCGAGGACAAGGCCGCGCGTCTCATTGGGGCCAGGTCGAAGGACGAGTTGCAGGCCCTGGCCAACGTGCTGGACGAGTTCTTCACGCTGGCCGACGGCCTGTGGACGCAAGGCCGGTGCGAGGAGGAAATCGGCAACGCCAGCGCGAAAGCGGACAAGAACCGAGAGAACGGCGCGAAGGGTGGAAGGCCGAGGAAATCGTTAACCGACCAACAACCCGGGAAAAACCCAGATGGTTCTGATCTTGGAAACCATGTGGGTTTTGAAAATAACCTTAGCCAGACTCCAGACTCCAGACTCCAGACTAAAAACCTTGGCAGCGGCGGCTCTACTCAACCGGAGTTGGGCGAGGACGATGACCGCTTGCCGCCTCGTCCGCAGCACAACGCCCCGAACCCCGGCATGCGTGCTGTCGCCATCGCTACCTTGCTGACCGGCGCTGGCGTGAAGAAGGTCACCGCCTTCCATCCCGACGTCGCTGTGACCTGGGCCCAGGACGAACGCGTGACCGACGAGCTGCTGCTGGCCGCTGTCGCACGAGCCAAGGAATCGTTGGGCGACGAACCGTTCCACGTGCCCTACCTCCGCCCGATCGTGGTCGAGCTGCTGAACCCGCCGGCACCGAAGCAGCCGAAAGAGCGCGACAGCTGGGAGTGGAAGCGCACGCCCCAGGGTGTCGAGGCCAAAGGCCGTGAGATCGGCCTGTTCGCCCGCGGTACCGAGACCCATGCCGACTTTGCCAAACGCATCGAGGCCGAGATCGAAAAACGGAAAGGACGTGCAGCGTGACCCACACCCACGAAGACCGCATCGCCGAGCGCGATCCCTGCCTGTGCGTCGCCTACGGCTGCCCGCTTCTGGGCGTCATGACCGGCTCGACCAGCGGCGCGAACGACTGGGCCTGCACGTTCCACGCGAACAAGCCGGCCACCCAGCTGCAGGACATCACCAGGATCATCAACCGCCACCGCTGGCTGGCCGAGGCGATCACCAGCGTGCGCAGCATGGTGCCCGGCAATCCCAACCGCGCCAAGCTGCTCGAGCGGATCTGGAACGACTGCAACGTGAACGACCGACCCGAGCTGTACTGGAACCGGATCGAGACCGTGCGCCAGTGGACGAACCGGCTGGACAAGGCCCTGGACGACCTGGTCGCGCCCGAGCTGCAACCGGTGGCGATACCGCAGCAGGGCCTGCCGACGGACACCTGGCAGAACGCCGGGGCGTCGATACCGCTCTGGGCCTGACGAGACCATTTCGCGCGCGAGCGCATCAACCGCAACACCAACCTGAAAGCGAGACCACATGAACCAGAACGACCAAGCCATCGAGCAGGAAATCCAAGCCAAGGGCAAGACCGCGCCGCGCGTTACGCCGACCGACATCGAGGCGAACATCGCCAGTGAACACTACTTCACGGCAGCCGATGGCGCGCGTGGTGTATCCGGCAACTACGACCCGCAGAACGCCCTGCCTACCTTGGGCCTGCTCACCTTCTGCGTGCTGGTTCTGCGCAACGGCTTCACCGTCAGCGGTGAGAGCGCGTGCGCCAGCCCGGAGAACTTCGACGCCGAGATCGGCCGCAAGGTCGCGCGCCAGAACGCCGTGCAGAAGATCTGGCCGCTGATGGGGTACGCCCTCAAGCAGCAGCTGCACGACGCCACCTGACCAGCACCACCCCGCCCGGCCAGCCCGGGCGGCACAACAACGACAAGGAGAAACACCCCATGAACATCCTCGCCATCGACATCGGCACCCAAACCGGCTGGGCCCGCAGCTCGCGCGCCGGCACGGTCACCAGCGGCAGCGAGTCGTTCGCCCCGCGCCGCATGGAACAGGCCGGCCAGCGCTGGCTGAAGTTCCGCGCCTTCCTGGCCGAGCAGCGCCTGCAGGCTGGCGAGATCCACGCGGTCTACTACGAGGATGTGAAGCAGCATGCCGGCACGCTGGCGGCGCACGTGTACGGCGGCTTCCTGGCCATGCTGGAGATGTGGTGCGCGGCGAACAACGTGCCCCTGCGCCCGGTCGGCGTAGGCGTCGTGAAGAAGCACTGGACCGGCAAGGGCAATGCCGACAAGGCCGCCATGTGCGAGACCGCGCGCGCCAAGGGCTTCCGGCCGAAGGACAACAACGAGGCCGATGCGCTGGCGATCCTGTCGCTGGCGCGGCACCTGGAAGGCGTGATGGAGCGGGAGGCAGCTTGAGCGAAAGGCGCAGTCCTCCATCCAGGGGCCTCGCGCGCGCACGCGCGTTTGGGCAGCGGGACAGCGACATCCGTGTCGACTGGTTCCGCCTGCTCAACCAGCTGAAGGACGAGGGGTACAGCCTGTACGCGGTGTCGCATTTCACCGCGATCCCGAAGAGCACCCTGATCGGCTACAAGAACGGCTCGCAGCCGTCGTATCACCAAGGCGTCTGCCTGCTGCAGTTCTGGTCCCAGGCCACCGGCAAGCTCCTTGCTGATGTGCCAACGATCAGCCAGTTTTCCTTCATGGCCTGACGCGATTTAGTCGGGATTCCGACCGGCCGCCGCGCCGATACTCCGTGACGTTACCTTTGATCAACGTCATTCCGGAGTGAACCATGACCAGAACCTCCCGCGTTACTGCCGTCCAGGTGCCAGGCGCCCAGCCGGCCGCCGAGCAGGCCACCACCAGCACCGCCGCCGCAGACCAGCAGCCGGACAACGGCGCAGCCGATGACCAGGGCGCCTCATCCGCGAGCGGAAAACCGGAAACGACCGAGCAGGCCACCACCAGCACCGAGTTCGACATCGAAGCCCTGCGCGCCCAGATTCGTGCCGAAGAGCAGGCCCGGGCCCGCGAGGAGCTGGCCAGCCAGATCGATGCGGCCGCCAGCCGGATCCAGGCCGCCAGCACCGTGACCGGCACGCCGGCCGCTGCCGCACCGCGCACCAGGGGCGACTACAAGGCCATGGGCGCCCACGAGGTCGACCCGACGACCCTGACCGCCCCGGTCATGACCCGCGATGGCTGGGTGTGCCCGGTCCCGCCGGAAAAGAAGTAATCCCCATCACCACGATCAAGCACCGGAAGGAGGCTCCCATGTGCGGAGGCAGCCCAGATTTACCAGCCGCGACAGACCCGACCGCCGAGCGCGAGCAAGCCGAGGCTGACGCCCAGGCCGCGGCCAACGCCAAATCGGCAGCGAACCGCCGCGCGAAGCGCAGCCAATCGCTGCTGGCGGCCGGCGCCCAGGGCTCGACCGGTGCCGTCGCGACCAGCAGCGTGCTGGCCACGGGCAAAGACAAGCTCGGAGGCTGACCATGTCGCAAGAACTCGCAGCGCAGATCATGCGCAGGAAGGCGTCGCTCGAGCAGCTGCGCACGCCCCACGAACAGCTGTGGCGCGACTGCTTCGACTACTCGTTCCCCGAACGCGGCGACGGCTTCTATGGCGAGAAGAGCGATGCCGTCTCCCTGCAGGCCAAGCGCGCGCGGCTGATGGATTCGACCTCGACCGACTCGGGCCAGATCCTGGCGGCGGCCATCATGTCCGGCGGCACCCCCAGCAACTCCCGCTGGTTCGGCCTGTCCACCGGCCAGGACACCGACGAGGAAAAGCGCTGGTTCGACGTGTGCGCCGAGACCATCTTCGAGAACATCCACGGCTCGAACTTCGACGCGGTCGGCTTCGAGGCCTGCACCGACCTGGTCCCGGCCGGCTGGTTCGTGCTGTTCATCGACGTCGACCGCGAACAGGGCGGCTATCACTTCGACCTGTGGCCGCTGGCGTCGTGCTACATCGCCGCATCGAAGCCGGGCGGCCTGCCCGACACCCTGATCCGGTCGTACGAGCTGAGCGTCGAGCAGGCGGTCAAGGACTTCGGCGAGGCCAACCTCAGCGAGAAGGTACGCAAGCTGTTCAGCGAGGGCAAGGTGGACGAGAAGATCCGGTTCTGCCAGTCGATCTACCCGCGCAGCAGCCAGGCCAGCGGCGTGCGCGCCAAGAACCTGGCCTTCGCCTCGTGCCACGTCGAGGTCGACAGCAAGCAGATGGTGCGCGAATCCGGCTTCCACGAGTGCCCGTTCGTCGCGCCGCGCTGGTCCAAGCTACCCAACAGCGACTATGCGATCGGGCCGATGTTCCGCGCCCTGCCCGACGTCAAGCAGCTCAACCGCCTGGTCTACCTCGAGGACACCAACCTGGACATGGCCGTGTCGGGCATGTGGATTGCCGAGGACGACGGCGTGCTGAACCCGCGCACCGTCAAGGTCGGCCCGCGCAAGATCATCGTGGCCAACAGCGTCGACAGCATGAAGTCGCTGCAGAGCGGGGCCAAGTTCGACCTGTCGTTCACGAAGAAGGAGCAGCTGCAGGCCGCGATCCGCAAGACCCTGATGGCCGACCAGCTGGCTCCCCAGGACGGCCCGGTGCGCACGGCGACCGAGATCCACGTTCGCACGCAGATGATCCGCCAGCTGCTGGGCCCGATCTACGGCCGCATGCAAGCCGAGTGGTACGCGCCGATGATCAACCGCTGCTTCGGCCTGGCGCTGCGCGCACCTGGTGTGCTGCCGCCGCCGCCGCAGTCGCTGGCCGGCCGCCAGTACAACGTGAAATTCGAATCGCCGAACGCCAAGGCCCAGAAGCTGGAAGAGGTCAACGCGGTCGAAACCTCGCTGGCGGCCGTCGGCCAGATCGCCGCAGCGACGCAGGACCCGAGCGTCTGGGACACGATCGATATCGAGGAGAGCGTCTCCGTCATCCTCGAGGGCCGCGGCGCGCCGGCGCGCGTCGGTCGGTCGAAGGAGGACATCCAGGCGATCCGCGAGAGCCGGGCCAAAGCCCAGCAGCAGGCGCAGCAGCAACAGCAGCAGGCTGACATGGCCCAGAAGATGGCGCCGCAGATGGCCAAGAACATGGCGCCAGCATGAGCCGAAACCAGTCCCACACCCCAGGCCCGCTGGAATACAAGGCCCTTTTCGAGGATGACGCGCGGGGCGTCGCCATTCTTGAGCACCTGACCCAGGCCTTTGCGCGCCCCGCCGTCGTCAAGGGCGGCATCGATGCGGTGCTCGAAACCTACCAGCGTGACGGCCAGCGCCGCGTGCTGGAATTCATCGTCAACCAGATCAACCGCGCCCACGGCGTGGACGTCAACAACCAGGAGGAATAGAGCATGTTCATCAAGCGGTTCATTCAACGTTTCCGTTACATGGAGCAGGCCGGAGGGGATCCGGCCCCGGGCGGCGCACCAGCAACCCCGCCTGCGGAGCCAGCACCAGGCGCACCAGCTACGCCTGCCGCCCCGGCCACTCCGCCGGCGTCGGTGCTCGCCGGCGGCGGCGCGCCGGACGGGGCGCCCTCCACCGACTTCATCCCCGAGAAGCTGCGCGTCATGAAGGACGACGGCACCCTGGACATGGATGCCTCCTCGCGCAAGCTGGCCGAAGCCTACGGCAGCCTGGAAAAGCGCTTCGGCGCCGGCGATGTGCCGCCCAAGGAGGCGAGCGAGTACAAGATCACCGTGCCCGACGCATTCAAGGAAGCGTTCGACCCTGCCACCGACAAGGGCATGCAGGGCTTCCTGTCCGCCGCCCTGGCCGAAGGCATGACCCAGAAGCAGGTCGACCTCGTCATGGCCAAGTATTTCGAGATGGCCCCGCAGCTCGTCGCCGGCGCCGCCCAATATGACGCCAACACCGCCACCGCTGAACTGAAAAAAACATGGGCCACCGACGCAGATTTCAACCGCAATGTCCGAAACGCCTACGTCGGTACCAACGCCGCCGCGCAAAAAGCCGGCCTGGACGTCGCCGAAATTATGAACGGGTCACTCGGTAACAACCCGCAGTTCCTGCGCCTGATGGCCGCTCTGGGACCGGAGTTCCAGGAAGACCCGGGCGCCGGCGGCGCGAGCATGGTCACTCAGGACGACGTCAATACGCTGATGGCATCCGAGGCTTACACGAACCCGCGCCACCCTGAACACGCGAAGGTGAGCGCGAAGATCCAGCAGTACTTCAACCGCAAGTACGGCACCGAGGCCGCGGCCTGACCGTTCCCATCACCCCTACCAGGCCCGCCAGCACGCGGGCCTTTTTCATTCCCCGCGCAAATAGTCGGGATTCCGACCGCCCATCAGCGCAATCATTGCCAGCAATCAAGGCCTGCGGTGGCGCGCAGACAACCTTCAAGCCCGCAGCCTTCGCATAACAGCCGATGCGATGGTCGTAACACAGGCCCGGTGACGGACAACCTGAAGGCGACTTCCTCACCTTTTGGAGATACAACATGCCCGCTTCAATCACCCAAGCTTTCGTCCAGCAGTTCGACACCACGATCCGGCTGCAAGCACAGCAAAAGACCTCGCGCTTCGAGTCGCGCGTCACCGACCGTGGCACGATCACCGGCGAATCGTTCACCGCCAATAAGCTCGGCACGATCGAGGACACCCCGGAAAACACCGTGCGCCACGGCGACACCGTGTGGGGCGACATGACCCACTCGACCCGCGTGGCCCTCATGCGCGACTTCTACCAGGCCCTGCCGGTCGACCGCGCTGATGAGCCGAAGGTGCTGGCCAACCCGAACGGCGACTACATGAGCTCGCTGCTCGCCGCCTGGAACCGTCGCAAGGACGGCATCATCTACGCCGCCGGCCTGGGCAACTCGCAGACGAAGGACGGCTCGCTGATCGCGCTGCCGGCCGGCCAGAAGATCGTGGCCGGCGGCACCGGATTCACCAAGGCCAAGCTGATCACGTCCAAGAAGATCTTCCGTGCCAACGAGTGCGACGACCAAGCCGACGATCCGCAGGAGCTGTACATCACCTACACCTCGGAAATGCTCGAGGACATCCTGGCCGACACCACACTGACCAGCGCCGACTTCCTGGCCGTGCGCATGCTTCAGGACGGCAACGTCGCCGGCAAGTGGATGGGCTACAACTGGGTGCCGTACGAGAAAGTCAACAACGTCGCCGGCACCTACAGCGCGATGGCCTGGGCGAAGAAGGCAATCCACTTCGGCACCGGCTTCTTCGAAGGCAAGAGCCAACGCCGCGGCGACAAGAAGGACACGATGCAGGTGTCGGCGGCCGGTTCGGTCGGCGCCGTGCGTGTCTGGGAAGACGCTGTGGTCCAGATCGACTTCGTCTAATCAACGCATCCACCTCAATCTCATAGGAGCCAATCATGGCTGAAACCAACACCACCCAAGCGGCCAAGCTGGTCGCGAGGACCAAGCTGCTGCCGCACGAGTCCCATGGCCGCGTGCGCGGCTTGAACGCGAAGATGCCGGCCGCCTTCGCGCAGATGGCGATCAACGACACCATCTTCATCGGCCGCATCCCGGCCGGCGCGCGCATCCTGGGCGACGGTATCGTCAGCTGCGGCGCCGGTACCGCGACCTGCACCCTCGACATCGGCCTGCGCGAGACCGCGACCGGCACCGTCCTGAACGCCACCGGCCTGGCCACCGGCGTCGACGTGGCGGCCGCCGGCATCAAGCCGATCGCCAACGGCGCCTATATCACCGCCGGCGCCGAGTACGTCACCCTGGTCGAGTGCGATGTCTACGCCACCGTCAAGACCGCCGTGCTCGCGGCGAACCAGGCGCTCAAGTTCGAGATTCCCTACCAGGCCGACTGACCTGCAACCGTTGTCTCCTACCCCTCGGGGTATTTCGCCGGGGCCTTGTGCCCCGGTTTTTTCTTGAAGGGCCGATATGTCCAGCTCCGTTTCAATCTGCTCCAACGCGCTTGTGATGCTCGGCGGCGCGCCGTTCAGTTCCTTCGATGAGGCGAAGCCGCACGTGCGCATCGCCGCCAACCTCTACCCGAGCGTGCGTGACGACGTGCTGCGGCTGCACAGCTGGAACTGCGCGACCGACCGCGTGATGCTCGCGCCGATGGCGAACCCGCCAGCCTTCGATTTCGCGTACCAGTTCCAGCTGCCTGGCGACTGGCTGCGCACGCTGCAAGTGGGGAGCAAGGGCGATCCGCTCGAGTACCGCATGGAACGCCAGCGGATCCTGGCCAACGTGACCGTCCTGCCGCTGGTCTACTGCTTCCGCAACACGGTGGAGGACACCTGGACGACCAACCTGATCCATGTGATGGAGCTGGCCATGGCCGCCAAGATGGCGTATGCCGTGACCTCCTCGACCTCGGTTCGCGACAGCTATCGCGACGAATTCGCGCGCGAGTTCAAGGTGGCCAAGGCCATCGACGGCCAGGACGATCCGCCGGAAGAGTTCGAAGTCGGCACGTTCGTTGAATCCCGTTTCGCGTAGGAGCCAGCATGCCGCGCGTCACCATCAACCAAACCAACTTTACGGCCGGTGAGATATCGCCGAAGTGCTACGGCCGTGTCGACGTCACGCGCTACCAGAACGGCGCGGCCGCGATGCCAAATTGCGTGATCGACATCCACGGCGGTGCCGGCCGCCGGCCAGGGAAAGCTTTCGTGGCCGAGACAAAGGATTCCTCGAAGCGCTCGCGCCTGGTGCCCTACATCTTCAGCACCACCCAGGCTTACATACTGGAATTCGGCCACCTCTACATGTGGGTGTACGTGCAGAGCGGCGGCCAGGTCGTCAGCGGCGGCGTGCCTTACGAGATCGTCACGCCCTACACCGAGGACATGCTGGCCGAGATGGACTTCACCCAGGGCGCCGACACCATGTTCATTTTTCACCGCAGCTTGCCGATCCATATCCTGCAGCGTGTCGCTTCCGACTACTGGGCGCTCAGGCAGGCGCCGATCACGGTGGCGCCGTTCGATGAGATCGGCCATATGTTCGCGGCGACGTTGACGCTCTCGAATGCGGCAGTCGGCACTGGCCGCACCGCCACCGCCTCGACTGCCATCTTTCTCGCTGCCGACGTCGGGCGCCGCATCACATACCTGTCGGGCACGGCCCTGATCACCGGCTTCACCAGCGGCACCGGCGTCACGGTCGACATCGAGAGCGCCTTCCCCGTGGCAGCGCTGCCCGCCAGCGCCTGGGAACTGCTGGACTCCCCCCAGGTCGGAATTACGCCATCGGCAAAAAGCCCAGTGGGCGCGGCGTGCACGCTGTCCGCCGGAACGCAAGTTCCTATCGATCCGGAGAATCCTGACGCCGGCACCACCGGTGGAACGGACGCCTGGCGCGCCGGCGATGTCGGGAAGTTCGTTCGCCTCAACGGCGGAATGGTGCAGATCACCAGCTTTACCGACGCCCAGCATGTGCAGGCCGTCATCAAGGAAGAATTGGCCGCGGTTGTCGAAGCGCCGGCTAGCGCCTGGACGCTGGAAGCCCCGGTCTGGAACAGCACCTATGGCTACCCCTGCACCGGCGCGCTGTACGAGCAGCGGCTTGCGGTGGCCGGCTCGCCCCGCTACCCGCAAACGGTCTGGGGCAGCCGGTCGGGCCTGTTCTACGACTTCACGATCGGCACCAATGACGACGACGCGTTCAGTTTCGCGCTTCCCTCCACCGGCCAGATCAACCCGATCCAGCGCATGGCGACCGCCAAGGCGCTGATGCCACTGACCTACGGTGGCGAATACACAATGGAAGGCGGCAGTGACGAAGCGCTGACCCCCACCAGCGTCAAGGCGCGCAGCCCATCGGTCTACGGCTGCAACCAGGTCAAGCCGCTCCGGATTGGCAACGAGGTGCTGTTCGTGCAGCGTGCCGGCCGCAAGGTCCGCTCACTGGCCTACAGCATCTCGACGGACACCTACAACGCGCCTGACCTGACCGTGCTGGCCGAGCACATCACCACCTCCGGCATTGTCGACATGGCCTACCAGCAGGAGCCCGGCTCGCGGCTCTGGTGCGTGCGCGCGGACGGCAAGCTGGCCACGCTGACCCTCGATCGCGACGAAGGCGTCATCGCCTGGACGCCCCAGAACACGGACGGCCTGTACGAATCCTGCGCCACGATCCCGAATGCCGAGGGCGACGAGGTGTGGTGCATCGTCCAGCGGACCATCGACGGCCAGGTCAAACGCTACGTCGAACGCTTCGACCAGACCTTTTACACCGACTGCGCCATCACCGGCACCGACGAAACGGGCAAGGCCACCTGGACCGGGATCGATCACCTGGAAGGCAAGGACGTGGCGGTGCGGGCCGACGGCGTGTACATGGGCATGTTCACCGTTGCCGACGGCGCAATCCAGCTGCCGCGCGATGCCCTGGCCGTCGAGATCGGCCTGCCGTTCACCAACAGCGTCACGCTGCTCAGGCCAGAAGTCCAGGCTGGCGACGGCACCAGCCAGGGCAACGCGCAGCGCGTGCACGAAGTCTCGCTGTTGCTGGCCGACACCATCGGGGCCAAGATCAACGGCGAGGAGATCGCTTTCCGCGAGTTCGGCGGCAACCTGCTCGACAGCGCACCCGAGGCGTACTCGGGATTCAAGCGCGCCGGCCTGACCGAGTGGTCGCGGGGCGACGAGACGATCACGATCAGCCAGGACGAGCCCTACCCCTTCCACCTTCTTGCGGTCGTGCGCAAGATCACCATCAACAGCTGAGGAAACCATGGGAATTCGAGTAGCAACACTGGACGATCTGCCGCGCATCCTCGAGCTGGGCGAGCAGCTGCACCGCGAGAGCCCGCGCTGGTCGCGGCTGTCCTTCAGCCGCGCGAAGGCCGAGCAATTCCTCACCCACCTTATCCAGGAGCCCAACGGCGTGGTGTTCGTCGCCGACCAGCAGGGCGTGGTCGTCGGCGGCATCGCCGGCATGGCGGCGCCTCACTGGTCCAGTGACGACATCGTGGCCCAGGAGGTGAGCTTCTTCATGGCGCCGGAAGCGCGCGGCAACATCGTGGCGGTACGGCTGATCTGTGCGCTGCGGGCCTGGGCAGAGCTGCGCGGCGCGAAATGGCTGCATGCCGGTACGTCGACCGGGATCGACCCGGAACGCACGGCACGGCTTTATGAAGCACTGGGGTTCGCCCGGTGCGCAATTGGGCTGGAGGTGACCTATGGCGCATGACCTGCTCACGGTGGCGCGCACCACGATCGATGAAATGGAAGTCGATCCCGATCTCGGCGCCTTGCTGGCGGAATACGCTGCCGAATCTGCAAATCATGAAATCGGCCCGGCTTCGCCGCAGATTCATACCTATCGAACGATGGAGGCTGCGGGCCTGTTTCATGCGCTCGCTGCTCGTTGCGGCGGTCGGTTGGTGGGATTCCTGTTCTTGCTGGTGCCGAACCTGCCGCACTTTGGGCGGGTCGTCGGCGTCACCGAGTCGTATTTCGTTGCGGCGGACCATCGCAAGTCCGGCGCCGGCACCATGCTGCGCCAAGAAGCCGAGCGCCTGGCCGCCTCGCTGGGAGCTGTTGGCCTCATGATCAGCGCGCCGACGGACGGCAAGCTGGCCGACGTGCTCGATGCGCACAAGGCATACCGGGAAACCAGCCGCGTGTTCTTCCGGAGGCTGGCATGAACCTTCTCGCACCGACCCAGTTCGGCATCCAGCCGATGACGCCCGACGCGATCGCCTGCGTCTCGGAACTGGAGCAAAGAATCCTCGCCCTCCCACAGGTCCGGATCCACACACAGCACGTCCTGCATGCGGGCATGTACGTCCGGACCATCGTCATTCCAGGCGGGGTGGTGCTGACCGGGGCCCTCATCAAGCGCGCCACCGTGGTGGTGGTCAGCGGCGACGCGCTCGTTTCGCGCGGCGACGAGGAGGGTTTTCGCATTACCGGAACTGTGGCCCTTCCCGCCAGCGCAGGCCGCAAGCAGGCGTTCGTGGCCTACGCCGACACCGCCGTGACCATGGCATTTCCGACGAGCGCAAAAACGGTGGAAGAGGCAGAGGCTGAATTTACCGACGATACCGAAATGCTCATGTCGCGCCGCGATCCAGAGCTCAATACCATCATCATTACAGGAGAGTGACCTATGTCCGGGGGAATTTCAGCAACGACGATTGCAATGATGGCCGCTACAGCGGTCAGTGCTACCGCTGCACTCTATAACGCCGACACCCAGAAGAACACGGCGGAGGCAAACGCGGAGCTCGCGCGGCGCCAGGGTGAGCAGGAAAAGGACGCCGCCGTCGCGCAGGCCGAGAAGATCCGCAAGGCGGCCCAGGCGACCGCCGGCCAGGCCAACGCGGCGATGGCGGCGTCCGGGGTGTCCATCGGGGAAGGCACGCCGCTGCGCATCAACGAGAAGATCTACCAGGATTCGGAATCCGACGCCTACAGCACGCTGCTGACCGGCACGCGCGCCCAGGCAAGTGCCAGCGCCCAGTCCAGCCTACTGGAATCGCAGGGCCAGAGCGCTATGACGGCAGGCTACCTGAACGCCGGCGCAACCGTGCTCAGCTCAGCCGCCAGCTACGGCAAATGGAAGACCTCCCAGACGAAAGCGGGGACCCCATGAGAATCCCAACAGGCAACTTCGGCAACGTGGTCGCGCAACCGCAGCGGCAAGTCCAGGTGCAGAACGACGGCGCCATCGGCGATGCGCTCGGCAACGTCGGGCGCGCGCTCGGCGGGATCGCTCAGGACATGCAGCAGGCCGTGGTGCAGAAGCAGCGTGCTGAGGCCGCGTCAACCTTGGCCACCGCCACAAACGAGGCGCACGACGACTACGACGACATCAGCCGCGGGGTGGACGAGGGTCGCATCAAGCCCGAGGAGGCAGTCCCCGAGCTCAAGAAGCGGCTTGGTGAGCGGCAGGGGGCGCGTAACAAGGAGCTGACCGAAGAGCAGCGGCTGCTGATCGATGACAACATCATCCGGGTCAGCGGCACGCTCGAGCGCAACCTCAACGGCGTGGTGATGAAGCGAATGCAGGCAGACACAGACGCGGCCATTCTGACCACCGGTGAGCAGCTGCAGCGGCGGGCTATGCGCGATCTGCCCGGCGCCATCAAGTCATGGGAGGCGGTAGTCGACGCGGTGCCGCACTGGGACCCCGTAAAGAAGGCGCAGGTCAAGCAGCAGTTTCGCGAGGGTGCAGCATACAACTTTGCCGACGCCACGCTGGAAGGGGCTGCGGCGAAGGAAGACGCCGACCTGGTGCGCGCCGCGCGCGAGAAGATCCAGGGCGAGGATGGCGAGGTGATCGATCCGGCCAAGCGCATCGCACTGATCACGAAGGCCTACGGATACGAACACAACATCAAGGCGGCTGCTGTGCGAGCCGCCGAGAAGGCTGCGCGTGAACAGCAGGCACGCGAGAACACAGCGGTCGACATCTACAACAAAGCATTTGACCTCGCTGGACAGGGCCAATATTTCTCCTCCGAATTCATCAATGAACTGGCCACCACCACGGCAGGAACAACGATGGCTGGCCCGGCTCAGAAATTAGTCAAATCGCAAGCGCAGAGCGCCGGGTTTGCCTCGATGCCGCTCGTAAGGATGGATGCGGAACTGGAGCGCATGCGCGCCGCAGGGGCTGACCCGAAAGTCGGGGTCAGCCCGATCGAGCAAAAGGTCCTCGAGCAGTACGAGAAAATCCGGAGCGCGAAAGCAACCGCATATGACGAAAATCCGTGGCAGGCAGCTCAACGGTATGGTGCTATTAAGGACGCCGCGGTCGTCAGCCTTACCAGCGTTCAGGAGGCGCAGAAAACCATTGCTGAGCGCATGAAGAACATCGGACAGGTCGAGGCCGACATTGGGCGCAAGATTTCGCCGCTGCAGCCGCAAGAAGCCGAGACGATCGGCCGCCTGGTGCAGTCCCTGCCGCCCGACCAGCAGTCGTCGGCGCTGGCGACCTTCGCCAAGCTGATCGGTAACGCTGACCGCCTGGCAGCCCTGGCGCGCCAGATCGACGCCAAGGACAAGGTGCTCGGTACCGCGATGATGATCGGCGACCTGCAGACCACCCAGGGGCGCTACGTCAGCGAGCTCGTACTCAAGGGTGCGCGCGCGATCAAGGACAAGGCCATTATGATGGACGAGCACAAGGAGACTGGCTGGCGCGGCGCCATCGCGCGCGAGATCGGTGATGCCTTCCCCAACCAGGAAGTGCGGGACAGGATGGTCGACGCGGCCTACTACGTGCAAGCCGGGTTCGCAGCTGAGGGCGGCGGCGCCGACACCAGCCGCGCGATTCGCCTGGTGGTCGGTCGTATCGTCGAGCGCAATGGCAGCAAGATTCCACTGCCGCGCGGGATGGAGGAAGGCGACTTCGAGAAGCGGATTTCGTCAATTAAACCAGCCGACCTGGCCGCGCAGGCGCCCGGCGGGAGCGTCTTCATTGGCAAAACGGCTGTCCCGATCGACCAATTCGTCAATTCCCTTCCCGATGCCGCCCTGGTGCACGCTGGCAGCGGCCGTTACAACATCCGCGCGGGCATGGGGCTGGTGACCAACAGCCAGGGTAAGCGCATCACGATCGAGGTTCGCTGATGGCAATCGATGACCTGTTCCAGAACGGCACCGACAAGGTACTGGACGACCGCGTGGCCCGTCCACTTCCCTCCCCGATCCCGCAGCGCTCCTTCGGTGCCAACCTGTGGGGCTTGACCTCCGCTGCGCCGAAGGGTGGCGCTGCCGGCGTGGCCGAATCGGGCGGCTTCTTCGCGGATATCCTCGGGGCCTATGGCGAGGTGCAGGCTGGCTACGGCGCCCAGCTTGACCCGTCCCTTGCGCTCAGCACCAAGACGGCGGAAGCGACCCGTGCTGCTGGTGCGGGCGCCAGGGCGCGCCTCGACAGCGGCGAAGCTTTCAGCACCGAGATCGGTAACAGCCTGCGCGCCACCGCGCGCAGCATGGCCCCGGATCCACAAGCCGCCGGCACTGCGGAGCAGTTGTTGTTCGGGCTGGGCCGCTTCGCCACCAAAGCCGTTGGTTATACCCTGGCCGGCGGTCCGATACCGGGCGCGGTCATGCTGGGCGCCGACGAAGGCATGACCGAAGCAGACCGCCTCAAGGCCCAGGGCGTCGACTTCGAGACCCGCACCAAGGTGGGCGCCGTCGCTGGCGCGGTGGCCGGGGTGTCGGTGGCCCTGCCGGTGGCCGGCAAGACCCTGGCGCAGACCGCCGGACTGGTTGCCGTCGGCGGCCCGGGCGGATTCATCGCGCAGCAAGCGGCCACCAAGGCAATCTTGGAGAACGCCAAGTACGACAAGCTGGCGGACCAGTACGACCCGTTCGACCCGGTCGGCCTGGCCGTCTCCACCCTGGTGCCTGCCGGCTTCGGTGCCTTCGCCCTGCGCGGTTCGAAAGCCCGGGCACCTGCGCTCGTGGATCCGGCCGCAGCGCGCGAGCTGGGTATCATGGGCGCGAACGAGCGCCTGGCCCTGCGCTACGACGACCCGCGCCTGGATGCCTACGCGGTGACCGCAGCGCAGCGTGAGGGAATCCCGCCCGAGGCGCTGCTGGCCATCAAGAACGCCGGTGAGCGATCCGGCCCGCGCGCTGTGTCACCGAAGGGCGCCAAGGGCGTCATGCAGTTCATGGACGACATCTGGACCGCGTACGGCAAGGGTGACGCGCGCGACCCGGTCGCATCGATCGACGCGGGCGCGCGCTTCATGAAGGACCTGATCAAGCAGTACGACGGCGACGTGCGCGCCGCGCTCGCGCACTACAACGGCGGCGGGAAAGCCGGCCAGGCCGTGCGCGAAGGCAGGATGCCGGCGGCGAAGGAAACGCGGGACTACCTGGCGCGCACGGAACAGTTCATGGCCGAGCGCAGCGGCACCGAGGCCGGACGGGCGGCGGCGAGCGATCCGGACATGGTTGCAGCAGCCCGGGTCCAACAGGTGCGCGACACCGTCGAATCGTGGAACCTGCGCGACCCGGCCGACGCTGCCGCCGCCGAGCAGCACCTGAATGCCGTCCTGCGCGCCGCCGACCAGCTCGGGGCCGGCGAGCGGGTCGACATCGGCAGCACCGTCCCTCTCGACACGCTCGGCCAGGCCCGTCTGCTCGACAACCTGGTCGGACGCCTCGAGCAGTCCCGCGCCGAGCTGCTGCCGGAAGCCGGCAACCTGGTCGACCCCGGCGTGGTCGCGCCGCTGCGGGCGGAGATCAGCCGGCTCGAGCAATCGCGCCCGGCGGCCACCGACGAAGCACTGCGCACGCTGGCCAAGGAAATCCAGGCTGCCCAGAGCGTCAGCTACAAGGCCGCGCTCTCGGCGGCAAAAAAGGACATCGGTACCCGGCTGGACGGCATCGATGCGCAGATCGGGCGCCTGCGTCAGCAGCTGGACGCCCACCGCGCCGCGGCCGAGACCCAGAAGCAGATCGCCCACCTGGATAGTCAGATCGCCCGAATTAAGTCGGAGCGCGCCGAGATCGCCAGCCCGACGCCGCGCCCGGCAGCGCTGGCGGTCAAGCAGGCGATGGCCGACATGGGCGGTTCGAAACCGGGGAAACCCGCAACGATCCGCGAGGCCACCGCAACAAAAGCCCCAGAAAGCGCAACGGAACCGGCGGCCGCTGCACCTGCAGCACCTGCCGGGAAGCAGAGCGCGAACCCGATTGCCGCGTCGCTGGAAGCCCAGAGTGCAGAAATCGCGAAGCTGTCGCCTGACATGATGGTCCAGCTGGAAGGGATGGATGCCCCGATGCGCCTGGCAGATGCGCTGGAGGCAGTGAAGGCGGAAGCGGCGCGCGACGTGCAGGATGCGCCGCTGCTGCAGGTGGCCGCCGAGTGTTTCCTACGAAGCGCCTAAGGAGGATATCCAGTAGATGCCGGCGAAGACCAGACCAGCGCCGGTGAGGCAACCCATGATCTTCAGGTAGGCCACGAACGCCTGCAGACCATCGCGCCAGCTGCCGGAGCCGGCCCAGACCGACAGCGGAATGATCAGGGTCATCCCGAAGATAACACCAACAGTTATGAGGAAAGTGAGCATTTCTACATGAAACCACAGTGCAGACAAGCTGTCCAGCAGGCCGCCGGCCGGGCTTTGACCGATGCTGAAGTCAAGAAGATCGACGACCGGATCAGCGCCACGATGCGCAACATGGCCCGGGCGGATCCCGCCGGCTGGCGCGCCAAGTCCGCCGACCAGCGCGTGATGGACGCCACCCAGCAGGCGATGGCCGATATCCAGGCCGAGGCGGCGCTCAAGGTGCAGCGCGCCCAGGTGCAGATCGTCAAGACTGCGGCGATGGAGACCCGGGTCGGGGACCTGATGGCGTCCTACGCGATCGGCCGCAGCAAGGCCCTGGTCAAGGAAATGGAGCTGACCCACAACTATGCCGAGGGGATCAAGCGCGAGACCATGGGCCACCTGATGGACCTGCTCGACGCCGTCGAGAGCACCCAGGGCACCACCACCGGCCGCAAGGCGCTGATGTTCCTGTTCGACGCGCAGAACCCGGGCATGACCCGTGACCTGGCGATCGAGATCTACGCCAACGGCGCCGGCGGCACCGGCAACGCCCTGGCCCAGAAGGCGGCGACGGCATGGCTGGAATCGATCGAGCAGCTGCGCCAGCGCTTCAACGGCGCCGGCGGCGACGTCGGCCGGCTGGATTACGGCTACCTGCCGCAGCCGCACGACCAGGCGCGGGTGCGCGGCAGCGGCGAGCCCGGCCCGCGCGACAAGTGGGTGCAGGAGACGCTGCCGCTGCTCGACCGCAACCGCTACTTCCAGGAAGACGGCACCCGCCTGACCGACCAGCAGCTGGCCGGCGTGCTGGAATCGGCATGGGAAACCATCGCCACCGGCGGCTTGAGCAAGATGACGCCCGGGCAAGGTGGCGGCAGCGGCGCGCGTGCGAACGCCGGCAGCGAGTCGCGCCAGATCCACTTCAAGGACGCCGAATCCTACCTCGTCTACATGCGCAAGTACGGCGGCGGCAGCATGTACGACGCGATGCTGGGCCACATCGGCGGCATGGCGCGCGATATCGCCCTGGTCGAGCGCTACGGCCCGAACCCTGCGCAGCAGATGAAGCTGCAGTTCGACCTGGCCAAGCAGGCCGATGTCGGCCTCAAGCGCTCGTTCGGCATGACGCCACAGAGCTACTGGGACCTGATCAGCGGGAAGACCGGCATGGCCGAGAACGGCAACATCGCCCAGATCTCGCAGGACCTGCGCAACATCCAGGTGTTCGGCAAGCTGGCCGGCGCGGTGCTGTCGAGCGTGACCGACATGGGCACCTACTTCGTGACGACCGGCTTCAACAAGCTGTCGTACTGGGAGGCGATCAAGAACATCGGCAAGCAGTTCGACGGTGACACCCGCGACTTCCTGACCATGCACGGGGTCATTGCCGAATCGATGGTATCGAACCTGAACCGCTGGAGCGGCGACAACATCAAGAACACCTGGAGCGGGCGCCTGGCCAATTCGACCATGAAGCTGTCCCTGATGAACGCCTGGACCGACACGCTGCGCCGCGCCTTCTCCATGACGATGATGAACGGGCTGGCGCGGATGTCGAAGTCGGAGTGGTCGGCGCTGTCGGAGTGGGACCGCACGCATCTGGTCCGCAAGGGCATCACCGAGGCCGACTGGGACGTCATCCGCGCCGGCCAGCTCACCCAGTACTCGGGCGCCGACTTCCTCACCCCGGAGGCGATCCACGCCAGCGGCCACGCGCGCGCCAACGAGGTGGTTGCCAAGGTGCTCGGCCTGATCACCGACGAATCGGAATATGCGGTGCTCAATCCGGATCTCGCCACCAAGGCGACCGCCAGCGCCGGCGGCATCTCGCGCGGCACCGTGCGCGGCGAGCTGGCCCGCTCCGTCATGCAGTTCAAGAGCTTCCCGATTGCCATGATCTCTCGCCACTGGCGCCGCATGCTGGACGCCCCGTCCGTTGACGGCGCGCCGATGCTGGCCAACCGGCTGATGTACGGCGCGGCCATGATGACCTCCCTCACCGCGCTGGGGGCGGTCGCCTTCCAGACCAAGCAGCTCGTGCAGGGCAAGGACCCGATCGACATGACAACGCCGAAGTTCTGGACCAGGGCCATGGCACAGGGTGGCGGCATGGGCATCGTCGGCGACTTCCTGTTGACCGACCCGACCGAGAACCCGGGCGACGCCACCGCCAACGCGATCAAGAACGTGGCCGGTCCGACCGTCGGCAGTGCGTTCGACATCGGCTACAAGCTGGGCGTGGAGAACATCTACGAGGCCGCCAACGACAAGGACACGCACTTCGCCGCCGAAAGCATCCGCACCGCGCGCAGCCACCTGCCCTACGTGAATCTCTGGTACGCCAAGGCGGCACTTGACCACGCCGGCCTCCATGCTTTGCAAGAGAGTGTCAGTCCGGGGTATCTTTCGAGAATGCAACAACGCGCGCGCCGCGACTGGAACCAGGATTACTGGTGGAACCCGGGCACGGGGGCGCCGGACCGTGCGCCGGACATGACAGCGATTGGAGGGAACTGATGCGGCAAGACCAATACGAGAAATTGCAGGAGCTGACCGAGAAGCTGACGGACGCCTTCATCGGTGAGGCGGATCCGGCCGTGTGGCCCGGTCACGGCGTGGCGATCGCCGCGATGGACCAGCAAACCCGGGGCGACCGCTACTGGTGCAAGAAAAACGCCGCAGCGACCCTGTCCGTGATCGTTCGGACCACAAACCTGATCGGCATCATCCAGATGCGCGGCGCTGGCGGCGGTGCCGGCGGCGTGCCGCCCGCTGAACAGGCCCAGGAGGACAACAGCCTTGACGCCGAAATGAAGGCAGCGGAGAAGGAAGCCACCAGGTTGCTCGACCAGCTGCAAAAAGGCACGACGAAAGCCCATGGAAAATAAGGTCAGCTTCCTGGCGTTCTTCGTGATGTGGGCGAAGGTGCAGGGGTGGACTGTTCCCCTGCTCCACGTCCGGATTTGCCAGTGGCTGGAGAACTGCTCTGATCCGGTGCGGGTGCTGATGGTGTTCCGCGGCGCGGCGAAGTCGACTATCTATGCGGTGTACAAGGCCTGGCAGCTGTACCGCGATCCGACTTGGGTATCGCTGATCTGGGCGGCCGACGGCCCGCTGGCTACGAAGCTGACGCGCGACACCATCAACGTGCTGCGGCGCCACCCGCTGTGTGCCGGCATGCTGCCGACGAAGCCCGGTGCGCAGATGTTCTGGGTGGCCGGCGCCACCGATGCCCGTAACGCCAGCATGACCGCAACCGGCGTGAACCAGAACGTGACCAGCGCGCGCGCCCGGGACATCGATTACGACGACGTCGAGGTGCCGAAGAACATCAAGACCGCCGACGCGCGCGAGAACCTGCGCAACAAGATTCAGGAATCGACCTTTATTCTGGTGCCGGGTGGGCGCGAGACGTACATCGGGACCCCGCACACCCACAACTCGATCTATCCAGAGCAGGTGGCCGCCGGCGCCGCCCTGCTGAAAATCCCGCTGTTCGAATCGAGCGTGCGCTACGAGGAGACCGACAAGCGCACGCGCTACAGCTTCGACTTCACGCCCGGCGCCGACGGCCTGTACGTCATGCTGGGCATCCACCGGTTTTCCCGACTGCTGGTCGAGGGTACCGATTACCGGGTGGAAGGCAACGAGGTGGTATTCACCAGCCCGCCGGGCGTGGTGGTCGACATCTATGCGCACTGCGCCTGGCCCGAGCGCTTCACCCGCGAGGACATCGCCAAGCGGCGCAAGAAGACCCGCACCCTCAACTACTGGGACAGTCAATACATGCTGGAAGCGAAGCCTATCAACGAGTGCCGCCTCGACCCCGCCAAGATCAAGGCCTACGACGTGCAGCCGGCGATCGAGAACGCCAACCGCCAGGTGCGCATGATGCTGGGGAACGTCCAGATCGTAAGCGGCCGCGGCTACTGGGACCCGTCCCTGGGCAAGGCCGGCGGCGACGCTTCCGCCTTCTCCGTCATCTACGACGACAGCCTGGGCAACCACTACTGGCATGTGTGCGAGGGCCTGACCGGGGAATTCGCCGAGTTCAGCGACGCCAGGAACACCGAAATCATCAGCGGCCAGGTGCTGCAGGCCTGCGACCTGATCGAGAAAGCCAACATCCTGCACGTGTATGTCGAGACCAACAGCGTCGGCTCGTTCGTCGGCAAGCTGCTGATGCGCGCGATCAAGCAGCGCCGCCTGCAGTGCGGCGTGACGGAGATCGTCACGAACGCCAACAAGAACGAGCGCATCCTCGGCGCGCTGGAGGCGCCCATGAAGTCGGGCGTGCTGTGGGCGCACGTCGACGTCCTGGACGGCCCGCTGTGGGACCAGATGAAGGACTGGAACCCGGCCGTGAAGAGCCAGCCCGACGACTACCTGGACAGCGGCGCCGGGGCAATCGAGCAGGCGCCAGTCCGCATCAACCATTTAGTCGGGATTCCGACCGGCAACGTGCGCAAAGATTGGCGCCATTCAACGGGCGTCTTCGAGGTGACGCTCGAAACCTGAGCGTCGAGTAGCCGGCGGCGCTCCCTCAGGAGCCCTGCCGTGCCCGTATCCGCCCAAGAAACCATATTTCACCATGTAGGCAACGGCCTCACTGTCACTTTTGCCTACGGCTGCCAGGTCCTGCAGGCCGCTGATCTCAAGGTCTATCTCAACGACGTATTGGTCACCTCCGGTTATGCAGTCAGCGGAATCGGTGTGCTGACTGGCGGCGTGGTCACGTTCGACGCTGCGCCGGCGAATCTGGCCAAAGTGCGCCTCGAGCGCGACATCGCCTTGGAGCGAACTACCGATTATCAGCAGAATGGCGACTTCCTTGCCAGGGTCGTAAATCCCGATTTCAACAGGATTTGGATGGCCCTGCAGCAGCATCTGACGGTGCTGAATCGCGCGCTGCTGGTTCCCAAATCGGACGCCGCCAGCCCTTCGCCGTTGCCGACCATTGCAAATCGTGCCGACAAGCTGCTGGGCTTCGATACCAACGGCAATCCGGTCGCAGTTACACCGGCGCCTCAAAGCGCGACCGCTCTGTCAATTCTGCTCGCAACACCCAACGGCGTTAGCTATGTCGGCAATGCCACCGATCAGCGTGAGCTGGCATCGGCCACGGGCGCCGCCCTCATCGGCTTCATCCAGAATGCGGTCGGCGCAGTCGTGCGATCGCTGCAGGACAAGAACAGCGACATCGTCAGCGCGTTCGACTTCATGACGGAGGCCCAAAAAGCCGATGTCCGCGCGCGAACGTTTGCCGTTGATGTAACGGCGCCGCTCCAGGCCTGTCTGGACCACTGCCACACAAAGGGGCGCACCATGTTTGCGCCGGGCGGCGGGTATCGCATCACGGCGCAGCTCAATAAGCCCTCCTCGTTCAAGTTCCCGAACATCGTCGGCGAAGGTTTCGGAGCAACCGAATTTCGCTCCTACGGGCTCGCGGCGGATACCTCGATCCTTTTCGGTGTCGGCGGGAGTGGCGGGTTGGCAGGAGCGATCATTTCCGGAATCACGTTTTCCAGCGACGACGGCCTGGCCAACGCCATCGAATTCGACGGCCAGTGTGGCGTGACGATCCGTGACTGCAAGTTCGGCAAGCTCGCCATCGGCGTCCTGCCTCATAACAAATCGGCGGGCAGCTTTACCGAGGTCGTCGTCGTGGAGAATTGCGACTTCAGCCCGGATTGCAGGGAGAACTTGGTCTATCGCCGTACGGGCGGTAACGACTCGTTCCACGGCACGGGCGTGCGCGACATCACCAGCACCGAAGCCCCTGGCGCAACGTTACCGAAGATCCGAATTGGCGGCACGGGCTCAACCAGCAACGACATCATCGTGTACAACGCGCCGCTGTCCGGGCAGTTCTGGAAAAACGCCGCCATTCCCGTGATCCAAAACAACTCGACCCGGTTTGCCACCAACTTCCACGGCAATATCACGCTTGAACTGTTCGCTGGCGCGCAAGGTTCGACCTGGGACGTTTGCTCAGGCGCCAACCGAACCTACCTGCTTGGCACGATCAGTTCCCTGCAGCCGTACACCCGCCGCGGCCAGCTCGTCCTGTGCGACACGTTCGAGACGCGCACCGATGGTTCAGTAAGCGCCCTGAGAAAGCCATATCAGCTCGCGCCGCTGGCGATGGTCTCGGGCGCCAACAATATCGCCACCCTCAGTGTGGTCACGAACGAGACCTACCTGGTCCGCGTGGAGTTTGCGGACAGCGCATCCGCAGCAAAAAAGACGTATCTGCTGTGCGTGAACTTTGCGCAAAACGCCCCAGCATCGGTGGCCACGCTTGCAACGCTGCTCGACTATTTCGGCGGCAGCATGCCTTATCCCGCGTTCTCGATCACCGACACGACGTTGGTGGCTACGGCCGCCTTTGCCGCGACAGTAAGTTGCAGCGTAACGGTAACGAAGATCGGCATCAGCAGTGCGTTCGGCCTGTAAGCGCGAAGACTTCTTCAACAAATGCACCCACCTATGAAAGTTCAAAACATGAGCGAACCAATTTCCGGCACAGCCGCCAGCCAGAAAGGCCGGCCATGCATGACCTGAAACACTGTATCGACGCCGCATCGATCGGTACCGCACTGGCCACCCTCGTCGGGTGGTTTCCCCACATGGCCGCCGCCGCATCGCTCGTCTGGTCCCTGATTCGGATCTACGAAACGAAGACTGTGCAGAGCCTTATCCACAGAAAGGAACAGCCGGAATGACCATCCAGAAAATCATTGAGGGCGTGCTCGATCGCGAGAAGGGTTACGCCAACAATCCGAACGACGCCGGCGGCGAAACCATGTGGGGTATCACGATCGCGACGGCGCGCCGCAACGGGTACACCGGCCCCATGCGTGAGCTCACGCGGGATCAGGCGGCGACCATCTACCTGCACGAGTACGTGACCGCGCCGGGCTTCATGCGTATCGCCGCGATCAACCTGCCCATTGCCGAGGAACTGGTCGATTCGGGCGTCAACTGTGGAACCTCCCGGCCTGGCCCCTGGCTGCAGCGCACGCTGAATTTGCTCAACCGCGAGGCCCAGCTGTTCCCCGACCTGGTTGTCGACGGTGTGCTGGGCCCGGCAACGCAAGCTGCGCTGCTGCACGTGCTCAGGCAGCGCGGCACTGAGGGCGAGCGGGTAATCCTGCGCATGCTCAACTGCCTGCAGGGTGCCTACTACATGGAGATCACCGAGCACCGCGCCGCGAACGAAGAGTTCTTCTTCGGCTGGATGCTCAACCGCGTGGAGGTCGCATAGTGGAACCCGTAACCCTGGCCCTGGCGCTGGCCCAGTTCGCACCATCCCTCATCAAGTTCTTCACTGGCAGCGACAAAGCGGCCGACGTCGCCGGCAAGGTGATCGATATCGCCAAGACCGTCACCGGCGCGCCCGACGGCGCCGCCGCGCTGAAGGTGCTGGAGGCCGACCCGGCGAAGGTCCTGGAGTTCCAGCAGGCCGCCATGCTGAACGATGCAGACCTGACGAAGGCGTTTCTGGCTGATGTGCAGAGCGCCCGTGCGCGTGACGTCGATCTGGCGAAGGCAGGCATGCACAACTACCGAGCTAACGTGCTGGCCGCCGCCGCGCTGCTGCTGGTGGTCCTGTGCCTGGCCATCGTCATCTGGATGTCGAACGCGGACGACTTTGCCAAGGCGACCATCAGCCTGATCCTGGGCCGGGCGCTCGGCTGGGTTGAGCAGCTGTTCAGCTTCGAGTTCGGCACCACGCGCGCAAACAAGACGAAGGACGACACCATCAACAAGCTGTCGGGGGCCTGATGGACTTCCACGCCCTCACCCCAGCCGGCGCCGTGCACATCCTCAGCCTAGTCGACGGCAAGGTGATCATTCCACCGGCACCACCAGTACCTGAGCCTGTCGCCAGCGGCAGCCCGGAAAGCCCCCACGCGTAAATCAGACGATTCGGAGCGCAACTGTTCAAAATAGTTGCGACCCGGCAGCGATTCCGTTACTGTCGGCATCTTGTCAATATTCAAATTCCTGGCTGACATGGAAAACCTCAAGGCCGCGAGAATGCGAGGGATCGATGCGCTGCGGGGTATTTCCGCGCTGCTGGTTCTTGCGCAGCATATCGTCCCACTCAGCTGGATCGGTGAGGGCAACTTCCTCGTGATCGATAGCCTCTACCTCATTCCAGGCCGCGTCGGCGTCGCCGCCTTCTTTCTCATCAGTGGTTACATCATCCCGTCCAGCATGGGCCCGCGCTCGACGCTGTCGACCTTCTGGATCTCCCGCTTCTTCCGCCTGTGGCCGCTGTACATCGTCGTCATCCTGCTGGCCGTGGTCATGGGCGCCGAGAAAACCGAGGAACTCAATGCGGCCGAGGTGCTGCTCAACTTCACGATGCTGCAGCAGTTCATCGGCGTGCCCAATGCCCTCGGCGTGTTCTGGACGCTGCAGATCGAACTGGTTTTCTATTTCCTTGTGTCGGGAATGCTGCTGCTGGGCGTGGTGCACGATCGGAACGCGGTGCGCACGGCGCTTGCCCTGAGTACTGTGCTTGCACTGCTGATGGCTGCGGCCCGATTTGCTACCGGGATAAAACTCCCTGTTGCCCTGCCCATCGGGCTGATGCTGATGTTCTTCGGCGCCGAGCTGCGGCTGGCCAGGTTGAGCAACGAATCCCTCCCGCTGCGTCGCATCGCCGTGCTGCTGGTGAGCCTGGTCGGCGTCTGCCTGCTCGGCTATAGCTACGGCGCTGGCGACAACCCCTACCGGTGGGCTACGGCGTACACTCTGGCGGTCGTACTGTTCCTGTTCTTCGAGCGCGCCAAGACGGCGCCGGCGGCCCTGGTATTCCTGGGCACGATCAGCTATTCGGTCTACCTGCTACACCCGCTCGTGATCTCGTTCTTCGGTAACGAGGAGGCGATCAGCGCGGTCTGGATCGTGAGCTGCACGCTGGCGGCGGCGACCGCCTCCTACTACTTCATCGAGAAGCCGTTCCAGAAGCTTGGCAAGCGGCTCAGCTCCAATGCAGCGGCAGCGCAGGCCGGCGCCGGTCCGGCTCAGCCAGCACCCGAGCTGCTACCTCTGCCGGCACGCCGCTGACCGCGAGCATGCAGGACGCTTCCAGCCAGGTGACGATCGGCAGCAGGATCAGGGCCAGGTCGACCCGGCTGGCGGTGAGGTTGTCGGTGCGCGGTGTCATGCCGCCACGGTAGCGGAGCCCAGCGGCCGGCCGGTGAGCCTGCTCAACAGTGCTACACTCGGCCCATGTACGGAAAAGTCAAACGGCTGCGCGACCGCGGCGTGCGCCTCTCGGATCGAGATATCGCCCAATCCCCATTCGTTCAAGGCGAGCTCACCCTGGCCGGCCTCGGCGCCACCCTGGTGCTCGAGGTGAAGGACCCGAATTCCCAGGTGGGCGACAGCCTGTTCCCGCGGCTGCAAGATGCCCGGCTTATCACCATGCACGGCGGCAAGATGCTGTTCAAAGGTGAGGAGCGGCCGCAGGGCGATGCCGGGCCGGCGTACGTGCAGGAGTGGTCGGTGGTGGTGGAGCCGAGGTAGGGAAATGGCAGGTTTTTGCCAACATGCCCTATGAAACCCGCATGGTTGCTCAAATTCCGCAGGTTCGATTCCCTCCGCCTCCACCAGTATTCAAAAACAAGGCCCCGCTGGCGCAAGCCAGTGGGGCCTTGTTTTTGAATACTGCATGCGGACAGAAGAAATTGAATCCTCGTCCGGCACGGACGAGGGGCGAGCGGGGGTTTCGAGCCGCGTGCGGCGAGCCCGCGAGCGGCCTTGCGCTTGCAAGCGCAAGGCCTCTCCGATTCGTCTGACTAAAGGAAATCGCACAGCGATTTCTTGCCTTTCGCCTCCACCAGTATTCAAAAACAAGGCCCCGCTGGCGCAAGCCAGTGGGGCCTTGTTTTTGAATACTGCATGCGGACAGAGGAAATTGAATCCTCGTCCGGCACG